GAGTTTTTCGGGTTAAGATGTTCAGCTCCACATACCGCAGTATTAAAAGCCTCTATAATGGATCTATTAATGATTCTATATTAAATCTATTATTGTAGGAGCGTATAAGATAAATCTAAAAGATAATGTACCTAATAGATACCTGCTTAAGCCACGCGCACATACATTTTGAACCTAAAAGATAATTGCCTTATAGCTGTTTCCATTCGCGCACATACATTTTAGCTGTTTACCAAATGAACACATACATTATAAACTCCATACGAACACATACATTATAAACTCCATACGAACACATACATTATAACTCTAAAAGATAATTCAATTAATAACTCATCTATAAGACCATTAATATAAACATCAATAAGAACATCATAACTAAAAGATAATAGATCAGATATAAACTTCATCTATAAGACAATCATCTTTTAGTAATAGACATCATCTATAAGACAATACTAAATCTATTATCTATTAATGGATAGTTACGTCTTTTAGTTTCATAATATATGTGCGAGCGTTAGCGAGCCATTAAGCAATAACCCGAACCTCTGGGTCAAGTCGTTGATATAACGCAGCGAGTGATATCTCTTCTTCTACAAGGGTTTCCTTGTGCCTGATACGAACAGTAGTATCTCCATCTAAGCAATAAATCAAAGAAAGCGACTTACCTCGACCTGTATTTTCAGTAGTGGTAGTTGCTTGGATACGAGCACCATTATCAAATTCGATTGTATTCCTGTTATATGAATAAACACCGGCACGGATAAAGTCTGGTAAGTTCTCGTAGCCATATCGATATCGGTTCATAATATCTTGAGCACCAGCGTATTTGTGAGCAGCAATCAGTACTTGGGCTTCGGGTACAAACATGGTATACCAGAGCAAGAATCCACATGCACAAGTAGTGTTATGTGTTGGTACTAGAGTTTTACCCACTAGGAATAGGTGTTTCTTATCTGCCACTTGCAAGCATCTAACTGGTACAGATTTTGATTTGGTGATATTTTTAATATAGACCCGTTCATTATTTGGAAAGTGAGTACTTAATCGTGCTTTATCCAATTTTTCAGATAAGGTAAAGAGTTTCAGGTGTTTGGTTGAGAAAGTAAGGAAGTAATTGGTTTTAAACTTACAGACTTCGACTTTCAAATGTGTTTTAACTCCTAGTGTAGATAGGATAAATCGTACTTGTTCCGTTATCTTTTCGTTGTTATGTTTAAAGGTGCAGTATCCTGTATCTGTTACACTACCACAAACGTCCATAATACCTTGAATAAGTTGTAAACGAGTTTCAGAATCATTGATTAACATATCATCTGGAAGGGTATTATCTTTGTTTAGAACGGGTTTTACCATGAACTCTAGGTTATTAACTGAGTACATACCCAATCGTTTACTATGTCGTCTTAGGGTTAATTCTGACATGGTGAGTCCATGGGATTTGAACATCTCGTTGTATCTGGTATATTCATGGGTGTAACATCTTAATTGGTTTACTTCAGGGTCATTACCCATCCAAAGACCAACAAGATATGGATCCAGTTTCATTGGTTTCTTTTCGAATTCGATGAGTTTGGTATGATCCATACTAATTTTAACATTAGCCGTTTTAAACTTGGTGAATCGTTTAATTAAGTATTCTGTATTTTCGGTGATCAAGTCTTCGTAGCCTGGATCATACCAAGTCCATAAGTGATGAGCATCGGCAATTATCTTTTCGCCATGTGAGAATTCGATAGTATAGCAAGTACGATTTTTCATTGTTTCGGTAATGAAAGTTACTTCGGTTGGTGTACCTTTAGGCGTGTAGATAGTATCACCGACTTGGATATCACCCATTCGTTTGAAACCATTAGGTGTTAATACAGGTGTTTCGTTACAAAGAGCTTTACCCATCTGGCGTGGTAGCATAGCAATTGTATAAGTATTATCATTATATGCTTGAATCAATCTTTCTTGAAATTCGTATGGTTCAAATGGGATAGCACCTCTAGTTGGATGCTGGATTTTCAAGAAGTTTTTGCAGAAGTAAAGTGGACCAGTAACTGGATCCATACATTTCTCTAAGTGTTGTACTTGTTCAAGTGTGTATTGTTGTTTTTGATGTGCTCTTAAGATTTGAACGCCATCTAGGTTTCTGTTTGCCATCTTTGGTTATTTCCTTATGTGGTTTAATTAGTTGTATTTACCCTAAAAGATAATTGACTTATTGTTGATTATGTGCTAAAAACCTATAATAGATGCTGCGAGCTCCGCTAGGAGCGAGCCAATGTAAATACAAGAAAGGAGAAAGCTATGACACAAGCAGAACAACAATTGACGGTTTATAATCAATTTAAGATTGGGTATGAAAAACTACTAAGTGAACTAGGTGAATGTTATTATACTAAGAAAGCATTGGAAAACTTGAACCGCCAGTTAGAAATCTATAACATCTTAAACAGAAAAGGCACCGAGTAGGTGCCTTTCTTTTTGGTTAATCGAAAGATTAACGTGCTTTGATTTCAGCCAAACGTTGTTGTAAATCAAGTTTGATTGATTCTTTGAAGTCACGATCTTTCATAGCCATTGGGTTATCACCTTGCTTGTAACTATGTTTTACCATATCTTTTTCTTTATCGATGCCATTACTTTTACCAACTAGTTTGTCAGTATCAAAGGTTTTAGTATCTTTGTTTGAAGTATTAGCTGATTGGAAGCCACCATCCAAGTCTTCTTCGGTTTCTTCTTCATCACCAAAGAATTTATCCTGAATTTCTGATCCGATTTTAGCACCAGTAGAAGCACCTGCTAGAGATTTAGTAGCAATTCCACCGGCAATACCACCTGCGATAGAACCAGCCATTCCTTCATCTTCGTCATTATCTAAATCACCGTCTTCATCACCATCTAAATCTGCTGGTTCAGGAAGCATTTTAAGGGGTTCTGGGTGATTGTTAGAAATGGTTAAGATATTTGGATCTGCTGCTAAAGTAGGACCTTTGTCATCTTTAGGCATCATATCTGGGTTAACTTTAACCAGTAATCTCATTAGGCTAGAGATATCATCTAAGCCATTTGCATTCAAGCTAACTGTCATTGTAGGTGGGTTATGTGGAGTCATATCACCACCGCATTCTTTGATGTCGGTATCAACTGACTCTGATAACTTTGGTTTGTTAAGTGAGTCCAGTGTACTCAATAATTTATTAAAATCCATATTCGTTCCTTTCATATTACCGTGATTTGTAAGAGTCTAACCGTTGTTGCAAATCTGCACGGATTTGTGACTGTAATCTCTGCGACTCAGGTAATGCATCGTTGGTTATGTAATCAGATGCAATATCAGCAGCTTTGTTGACAACCGAACCAATTTTACTTTGTGTAGTATTACCTTGTTGTTTTCTGTTTTGTAACGCAGTGTTGAATTTATTAACGACGTTTCCAACTGCATTGCCACCAAATTTGTTATATACTGCATCTCCGACTTTATCGCCTAAATGTCCGCCTGCAGCACCTCCAGCAGTAGCTCCAACCATTGCACCAACTGGTCCCGCAGCAGTACCGACAGCACCACCAGCCATGGATCCTAATTTAGTACCAACCGCTCTACCAATAGCACCTTCGTCATCGTCATTGTCCAATTCGCCATCTTCTTTACCATCTGCGTCGATTGGATCTGCAATCATCTTTGGTGGTATTGCATCTGGATTTATCTTTACCAATAATTGCATCAAACTAGAGATGTCATCTAAGCCATTTGCAGATAAGTTAACTGATAAATTAGGTGGAGAATCTTCGGCTAATGGTTTATTCAATTCAGTCATTTTCTCAACTAACCGATGAAAATCCATGTTTAACTCCCTATGGCGCTATTAAGGCCAGTCTTATCTATTTTCTGTTTTGCGATCTTGTATTCGACGTTTTGACCCAATTCTTTCTTACGGTCTTTGGCTTGAGCAGCCAAACCTTTCAAGAAACCTTTATTGTATTCTGGACCGTAGTGGTCTTTTTGATTAATAGCAGGGGCTTCTTTGTAATGTGGGTCTGATAATAACGCATGACCAGAAGGAACTTGTTCACCCACTGGGATGTAATCAAGTGAAGGGTCTTCTGCGTTATGAACTCGAATAGACGATTCATCAACACCGGTTGCTTTGATACGTTGTGCGATTTCAGGTGGAATCACAGGGTAATCACACGTAATAGCAAACACATGAACTTCGCAATTTGCTTTATTTGGGAAGTCAATGGGTTGCTTTTGAATTGGTGTTGTCGTTGTTTTATCGAAATGCAACACTTTGAATTGTTCTAGTTTAGATTTCAAGGTACCTTCAAATTCATCAGGTAACGGACCAGCAATCTTAACAACAAAGTTGTAGTCTTTTTTCGATTCTGCGAGATATTGATGTAGTGTTTTCATAATCATATTTAGCTTTTACCAGAAAGTTTGGACATCAACTCGTTTCTATCTAAGGTAACATAAGCAGTACCATCGATCATATCATCTTCTGGTGCTCTGTTTTCCATTTTAAGTTTCTTGAGTTGCATATCAACTGCTTTTAATTTCTTATCAATCTTAGCGGTATTAGCTGAGATTGAGTGCCCTAACATACTACTTGCTACTTCAAAGATTCTGCTTGCATACCGGACTTCTACGTTCATACCCAAGTCCATCAGGTCATCGTATGCAGCTTCTGCTTTCTTTGCAAGTTTTTCAAGTTCTCTTTCACCTAAGTTTTCTAACTCACGGATTCTAGGTAATCCCTTAGCCATCTCGGTGATTTCATTATAGCTTTGTTGAATACTAGCAACTTCAGCTTGTGTTTCTTCGTTTGACTTGATTTTCAGTGGTGCTTTTTCTTCGATGTTAAGCAGAGTTTCAAGTTTTTTAGTCATTACTTCTTTCCTGAATGAAAGATATCATTTTCGGTTACAACACGAAATGTGATATTCTTGTTATTACAATAAGCTCTAGCGGCTTCCCATTTAGCTAGGTTTTTAACATACTGTTGTTTGTTGTATTGACCTTTACCAATCTGTTCAACGAATGTTTGATTGGCTGGTTTTACTTCAATCAACTCAGCGTGTGTTTTACCATTCTTATCTATGTATACAACGAAAAAGTCTGGAACATAAACAGTTTGTTTACCGGTAAATGGATTTCTATATGGAATTTTGATACTTTCACTAGCCCAGTTTTGAACACTTTGGTGTTCATCGAGCATTTTCATGAATACAAATTCCCAACTAGAACGCGCTAACGGTGTAGAAGTCCCAATGTATTTGTCTGGGTTCTTCATCTCAAATTTACCTTGTGCGAACTTAGGTCCCCTTGCCATTATGCTGCCACATTCCTTGAAACTTTGGTATTATCGTTTTGTTGTTTATAACCTAGAATCGAAGTTGGTCCTCGGTCACCATTTAATATACTACCAACTAATGAACTTAATTGTAACTTATCGGAAACTATCTTCAAGGTATCCAATATTTTGAAAACTGGTGTTGGTCCAGTGGTACCTTTTACTATTGAAATTGCACCAGTATCAGAAATAGTATACACATATCCTTTTTTTGCTTGTACTAATATTGAGTTAGCCACCACAGAAGCAGCATCTTCGCCAAAGCCTTGTCCAATGAAAAATGACATAGTCATATCATAGTCGGTTGCTGCAAATTCCAATGCAACTTGACCGGTATTACTGAGTAATACTTTTGTTTGATATTCGCTATTATCTGATTGGTTTGTAATTGGTAAATTAGTTGTCATTGTATTAAGTTCTTCTGTGTTGCTGGTGTGACAACAGTGTCAGTATTTGATGGTATAATTATATCTAGTACATTTGGGACTCCAACTTGTATGAAATTCCCTGTTATTTCATCTAGTATACCATTACCAGTTAAATTATCAGCATTATCTACCGTGTTTTTCACCTTAATTGCAGTATTGATGAGCCCACCCAATGATCCAAACGTACTACCATTTGCCACATCACCGAATATTTGCTCCATTCCAGCTAGCACACCACCATAACCAGTTAGTGTACTAGTACCGCCACCAGCTACGCTTAACGGTGATGGAACCTTATCATAATGTAAAGTTGCAAAGCCTGGTGGGTTTCCAACTGAAACATTACCACCTAAGTACTTTACTGCTTCGAATTCTAGTGTTAATGTACTTTCTAACATCTCAGCTGACGCATGATCCATTGAACCATGATCCCATTTTTTTATTCTAGGGTTAATCAATTCATACCCAAGAAATCTATTTCTACAAAGAGTATAAACGGTAACAGATTTAAAGAATGGGTCTGCCACATTGTTGTCTAATCCATATCTATAATTATCAATTTCTATATTAGTTGGATGTAAATGGGTCGCAGTATAAGCCTTGTTGGATGTTGCAGTCATTCTATCTGCACTGTAATATCCAAAATATTGGGCCCATAACGCGTTGGTAACACCATCCGCATCATCGTGCATTTTTATATTAATTGGGTCATAAGTAACATCTGTATATAGTAGCTTTTTCCTATTGTATTGATTCTTAGTGACTGTTGTGAAATTCATCTTTGGTAAATCTGATGATTTAACCAACATACCTACTTCTTCAGTGTGTTTGTTTGTGAATGCAGGTGCCCTAATTGCACGTTTATCGATGTCAAATTTCACATAAAATAGAAATTTGTTTCTAGGTGATAATCTATAAGAATCATCAATGAAAAGACGAGTAGCATGCCGCCAGTTTGATAGCAAACCTTTAGGGTGAGTTGCACCTTCGACCAGTCCAGCTGCAAAATCAGTTAAGTATCTAGTGAATTTATCCATACAAGTATTTAGGCAAAAAAAACCCGAGGATAAACCTCGGGTTTTCATGGTGTAGAAGATTACTAAGTTTATGTGGGTGTGGTAGTAGTAGTAGTTTCCATCGCAGAACCGGTAGATGCGGATGATGTAGTAGATCTTGAAATTGCGGAACCAATACCACCACTATCTGATGTACTTTTTTGATCTTTAGCCCATTGTTCGAGGTTATCGAAGCGAACCGTTAAAGTTACTGTAACTGGTTCATTTGATTTATATTCCAATTGACCATATTCAGCATTTTGAATGAAACAACCATAATACATAGATGTTTCTAATACTTGCACAGCAGAAGAACCGTTACCACCGTCAAGAATTTCAACTTGCATGGTGAATTTGTAATCAGCACCACTTCTCGCCGTTGCTTGGTTCAATACGTCAAATTGTTTCTGAATTTGCTGACCAACCAAGTGTTGCATAACGCCGTTCGCGTCATCACGAACCACCAATTTTAATGGATCGAATTTTGGTTTACCTGCTAAGTATACTTTTGAGTTGTATACGTCAAGTACAACTTCTTCAAAGCCAACGGTATGTCTTGAAACTGACACAACTTGTTTGGTTAATTCAGTTGATGCCGTTGCCGCAAAACCAAGAAGTGTCACGCGAAAACGGTATTGCAGTTTTGGCATCAATAGGACAGCATTACTCTCACCTGATGGTTTAACTGATAGGTTGGTTAATGAATTAAATGACATGATTAAATTGCTCCTGTGTTTTTAACACGTAATGGGATGTAGATAAATTCAACCGCTTTGATTGGGACAATCGCGATATCTACCCACAATTCATTACGATCGATTCTGGTAGGCGTGTTGTTGGATTCATCACAAACAACAGCATAGTCAGAAATTGCGCGTAAGCTAACCAATTCTAACAACAAACTTTCACATGCTTGTTTCATTTCAGCACGTGTGATTTTGTCATTTGGTTCAAAGATAAATGGACGTGCTAGTTTGTTTAATTGAATTCTCAAGTAAACAGTTAAACGTGACACATTGATTCTATCTAATGCACTTGCATTTTTCGCACGTGTTTTTTGACCAAAGTTAACGTGGCCTGAACCAACGAAGAATGTGATTGGGTTAATTTTCGCGTCGTATAATGTATCGCGTTGACCTTCATTTAGGGCAACGGTATGGTATTCACCAGTAGAAGCATCAATGTAACCAACAGAATCAGCATTTGTAATAGCACCACGGCGTGTACCAGCAGGAGCAAACCAAGGATAAGAAACGTTGTCAGATAATGCGATAGTTTTCAACATCATGTGACTTGCTGGAACAACAACTTTGTTTCCTGATAAATCAACGGTAATACCGTTTGGATAGAAAACAGCCAAATATTCGTCATATGTAACCATACCATCGTCACCGTTACTTACTACGGTACGGGCATTGGTACCCCAATCAGTGATTGCTGTTGCATCTGCTTGTAATCTTAAAGGTGTGTCACCAATAACAAAAGAGGTTAAACCACGTTCGATATTCAAGTTAACTAAATCACCCATTACTTCTGGGTATCCAGGACATGCCATTAAATTGAAGTTTCTACGCTCTTCGTCACGAGCTTCATAACTTGTGTTGATTGCAGTTCTTAAAGCAGCTACTACGACACTGCGTTGTGCTTTACGGCCAAATGTACCAGATCCATCTTCGTTGTTTGCACTAGCAGTAACCCAACGGTCTAGTTGATAGTAAACCATACTTTCACCTGCTACATAGGCTTGTCCTAATGGTGAATGAACGCTATCATATCTTGCGTTATCTTCAGCAACCGTAAAGTGATTTTTCTTATAACGTTTTACGTTACCACCACTTCTACGCAAGTTCCAAAGCAACATACCTTTTGGATATAATGCAGGATCTGGAGCATCTGGATCTAGGTAGTTACTAACCAATAATGATTCGATTGATGCTTCTACATTACCAGTTTCACCAGAATCACCAAATCTAGCATCCGCAAACAAAATACCTGTTTCAGTTTGCTGATCAGTTACGTCGATAAGTTCCCACTTTTCTGAAAGAGCAGAACCGCGTAGGTTGCTATTGTAACGATAAATCAATGGGTAATTTTCTAAATCTGCGGTTGAAATCCACAAATCACCATTTCGTGTATCACTTGTCCATGGATTTGATGCAGAAACGACAGGTACAACTGTCAATCTTTCAATGTCAAAGTATGGTGCGGTTTCTGAACGATAACCTACCCAAGTTTTGCCGTTATGTACCATGATATCAACCTCAGTCAATCTGGTGTCATACCATAATTGATTGTCATTGGGTTCATTTAATGGCGCGATCTCCGAGGCAACAAAACCACTAACCGTAAACGGTTGCCAGTTAGATACTAAATAATCTTCGATTGCACTGTCAGGTAAAGCGTAGAAATTGCTTGTACCAATCAGTGTATCTAAATTGTAAGGTATGAATAATTTTGCAATTGTACCGGTTGTATCTGTAATTCTTAAATCACCACCTAATTTGTGATACAACTTGAATTCATTATTTGCAGTTTTTTCCGCTTTAACGTGAACAAAGCCTGCCGCATTAATTGCATCAACTAATGTCAACAAATCAGCAATTGTACCATGCGCGTTGAATGATATTGTTTTAGCTGGGCGGAATGTTGCTTCACCTTCAACGGTTTCTGAAATACTAAATGTTACCGTGCTATTTCCTGTACTAATACTAGTTGCAGTTAATTTTGGTGAAATTACGGTAGTTTGACCAGATGCGGTTCTACGCCATGTTCTGAATGTTGCAGTTTCAGGGGTTGTATCCCATCCAGAATTTTCTTCACTGTTTGATTGAATGTACAATGAATTAGCTGGAATATTGAAACCACCTTTGGTTTTATCCAAGTTAAACAATGCCGCACTAGAAGACGCATACATCGGAACGTCGTAATAAACCCATGATAATGTAGCAGAACTCCAGCGTTTTGCTTTTACACTAGCTCCATTTCCAATACGTGATGTTTTAATCCAAACCGAACCAGTTGGACGACGACCAGTTGGGTAATCAGAAACTGAAGGTTGTTCTGAAAGTTTCCATTCAGGAACTGAAGTGTGTGGTGATTGTTGTAATGCTGGGCCGTAGTATGAATTTACTGTAATACCCAAATCTGCCGCTAAATTATCTGCAGTTGCAGTACCAGCAGCAATTGTGATTGCATTACTTAATGTTGAATCACCTGGTCCTAAATCATTGACTCCATCTGTATAAAGAGTTAAGATACCATTAACTTCACGAGCAGCAACACCAGTAATATTCAATCCATTGATAGTTGTTACTAATTCAGATAATGTAGAATTCAATGCACCGATCGTTACTGTAATACCATTGATTGTGAAATTTTTACCAGCAGTGTTGCTTGTGATAGCTGCTAATTTGCTACCAGTAACAACTACATGGCTTGCAATCCATTCTTGGCTACCAACCAATACCCATTTACCAGCAGAAACTGGAGCAGTTAACCCACCTGGGAAACCATCAACACCGATTTCACCATTACCAGCCGATTTATACCACAATCTTGCTTGTTCTTTTTCAGCAACAAATGCACCAGAACCTTTGGTTGTTTGGAAAACTACTGCGTACTCACCAATTGCACCAATACCAGCTGGCGCCCCAGTAGTTTGATCGATTTGACTTGCATTGTCATCAGTTAATACCAATGGCGTTTTTAATGTAAACGTTTGTCCATGCAAAACAGTAGCTGGACTACCATTCCATTCATGAATACCCCATGCTGATGTGCGTGTATCAATCCACCATGAACCATCTACTGGGTTTGATCCAGGCGCAACTTCATCACCCATTAGTTGATCTAAATCTATATCAGCACGTAAAATGAATGCTGAATTGCTAACTCCCAATAAGCTATATGCTGCAAGCAAACCATACTCGTTGCGCTCGCCACCGTGAATTGGATTTGATGATGCGGTTTGTTGGAAATATGGAAGCCCATAAAAATCAACTAAACCACGTTGACTTGTAATGTTATAAACTTTACCAACTGAATCTGCTGTTGTACCACTAGCGATACTGGTACCAGATGCGTTTGTTTTATTTTGTCCTGTGGCGATAACGATCAACGGAGTTGTACCTGGCGCTGCAGGTGTATAAAAACTCTCATCTATTACCGTTACTTGTACGCCGGGTGATTGTAATGCCATACTTAATCTCCTAGATAATAGTGTACTTACTAGGAGTATTTAGCTACAATGTAGAAATGGCTTGCTAAATTTTGAGTGATTTTAACAACAAAAGCCTACAAAAATGTAGGCTTTTTGGTGAGTTTACGGCTATTTCACGCCTGTGAGATTTTGATTTGAAGTTTGTTGTCGATAAATGCAGAAACTTGGTCGTATAATTCATCAACAGTACCGTTATTGTCGATAACTGCATCAAACTTAGAGCCAAGCCAAGACCATTCACTTGTATGTATTTGTTTGTCCTTTAATCGATTAATACCAATGATAGAACCAGTTAATGCCAATTCTGCATCAGCATACCATTCTGGTATCTCACCACGCTGAACGCGAATAATACTTCCACCCAAATCTCTAATAGTCTGAATCTCATTTGGGAATCGGCAATCACTAATCACTATACTCGTATTCGCTTTGTTAATCTTATTCTCAAGACTAGCAACCCAAATATCATCATGAAAATTCTTTCTAGCCAACTCAGTACCCCAGTGTTGCAACACCCATCTCGGTGTTAACGTTGGCATCGATAATCTTTTAGACCAGTAAGAGTCTACTTCTTCACGCCATTCACGGGATTCTTGGGTACGACCTTCTAACATTTCTCTATCCCATCCAAAGACATTGGCTACCGCATCTTTAAGTGAACTAGCAAAACTAAGTTGATTGAAGTCGTGAAATTGAGTTAAGTATTGTGCTATGGTATCTTTACCACAACCGATGTTACCAACGATACCGATTACAAGTTTGTTTGTCATGTGAATTTCCTAAGTTGTATTAGGTTATTATAGCGGATTTTGGTAGGGATGTAAAGTAGTTGTATGGCTCGCACCTAGCGGTGCTCGCTATTGTGTGGTTTGTATTAGTTTGCGAGTCGCGATAAGAGTGGAGTACAGTGAATTATGTATTAGTTTGCGAGTCGCGATAGCGACGAGCCGTTTACTCAATGTAGATTAATTATCTTTTAGGTCAACTGCCCGACGACTGAAGATCGTCGGGTTTTCTGCTCAGAACTAATAAATGAAACAATTATCCAATGATCCATGAGTAAATACCATTACCACCGGTAACAGCAGTAGTCAAATCGACCATCAACTTCTCAATCTCAGCATTACCTTCTGCTTTCAATTGGGCACCATTGAGTGTACCACCACCTTGTGGACCAGCGATAGTTGAAAACTTCTCACGTGCTTGTCCTAAAATTATTTTGCAATTAGCAAGAGTGTAATCTTTAATCCATTGACCAGCGTAGGTATCGTTAATGATTGCACTATCAGGTCGTGTATTATAAACATGTAGCAGAACTTCTTCCTCACCACGTGGCCGTTGTTCGATAAACAACTTACGAGATTGTGGATTCCAGGTGAATGCGATATAAGAACCAAACATCTTACCAACTAATTCTTGGTATTGTGCAAACAATTCATAGGTTAATAGACCACCCATATTAGTTGAACTTAACAAGTAAGTATTCGTATAAGCCATATTGAATGGTTCAAATACTGTACCACCAGTACCATTACCAGTGCGAGAACCAACTGATCGTCTAAAGATTTGACGAACTTGTTGAATTTCTTGCGGTAGGATATACGTGTTTTGACTTTCTGTTAAGGTCAAGAAAGCATAACTT